ACCTAGAGCATCAGCAATTTCTGTAAGATCTTGGTTCTCACATGCCATAAAATACTCTTTATTCTCCTCAGCCATAAGATTATATCTTAGTGCAAATTGGTTTTCATCAATCAATCTTGGTTCTGTACCATTTTCTTGTTTGAAAGTTTCATGAAACTCTCTTACTGCTTCAATTTGTTTTTTCATATTAATTCTGAATCTATTACTTTTAATACTTGTTCAAAGGGATTTTCCGGAATATTTCCTATAGCAGATAACATAGCATCTACAACAGCTCTAGTCTCAGCTTGTGCATCTGGTTTAAGCCTAAGTGTACACATATGCATAAAAGCAAGTAAACTACCAGTCCAAATAAAAGTTGTATTAAGATTTAATGGTAAAATAGTTCTAGCTTGTTCTTTACTTACACCTAATGATAATAACATTGAGTAAGCTTCTTTACAAGTGTCAATTACTTTTGTTTCAATTTTCTTACAAGCCAATTGGTTTTGCACCCTTCCTTCACTTCCTTGTTTACTATTTGTACTTTGTTTTCTCCACTCAGTAATAGTATCATATGTATCTGAGAAATCAACATACCTACCAGAAATACTATTAACAGATATTCCAACTTGGTGTTTAAACAACTGACGCTCAACATATATAGGGCACTCAACTCTAAATTGCAGTTGAGCATGTCTGAAAGGACTTGAGTGCTTATGATTCCATAAATACTTAATAAGGTTTCTATTTTGCTCATCTGTATAATTAACTGCTTTTTTATCATAGCTCACGCGGGCTACATCTACAATCATGTTATCACTTCCAAAGTGATCAATCAATTCTACCTTCATCTTTATTACCGTACATTATCTTTTTACCTAAATTATCTATAGCAGTTATGATTGTAACCACTAAATTTTCATCATTGTGTTCCATATTAAACAACCCAAAATGTTTCTTATAACACTCATCAATAAATTTTTTACATATATCATACAACCCTTCTAGCATAGCATCAGTATATTCCATTTCTGAAAGATCATTCATTATAGAATAAACTTTAGAATAAAGTAATATAAATGCTGTTTTCTGGGGGTTATCAATGTAAATACCTTTATTAAACTCATTAAACATAGCTTGCAATTCCATCTGAGTCATATCATCTTCTTCTACAAAAGGTTTTAAGAATGCAGAGCTAAACTTATCAATATATGCACCAAGATCAAAAAATGTTTCTTTTATCTCATGCTTTATATATTTGCTTTTTTTAATCTTCACGTAACCTTCTAAAAGGTCATAGTCTGATAATAAATCAGAACATTTAATAACAACCCTTACAATACGGATTGTATCATTATAAGATACTTCTTTTTCAGTCATTAACTTCCGCAGTTTAAGCATCCCTCATCATCATCCTCTTCAGGATGTTCCTCAATTCTGGGATTTAGTTGTTTTTTTAATTCATAAATTTCTTGTTGAGTTTCCCCATCTTGAAATAAATCTCCTGTAAGCTTACTCTTGAGCTCTTCAATTTTAGCTTTGATTGCTTCTTCTTCCATGATTATTGTATTAGTTTATTATCTTTTAATATCTTATATATTTCATTAAATATCCATTCAGTAAGATAAGCTTCAAACTCCCTTTCTATTCCATTTGGAAAAAAGCGGGTTCTAATATGCTGCATAAGATGTGTTATTTCATGTACAATAATTCCTAGTTCAACTTTTTTAAGAACAAAGCTTAAATAGTAATCATCATTATCTTCTGTATATAATTCAACATATGCATCTGTATATGGATTAACTTTATCAAAGTCTGCATAGACTCTTTTTGCTAATTCATGTTGACCAATAAAATAAGTACTTAATCTTTTATAATCTTTAACACCATAAATAAAAATAAAATCTTGCTTTATTAATGGTATCTGAATTAATTGAACAATTTCAATATTTTTCTTCCTCATTACTTTATTCCATATTTTCTTGCTCTTTGTACTTTGCGGAACATTTTCTTACTTTCCTTATGCATTTTTTTCATCTTCCAATCATATTCACTGGTAGTTGCACATGATGTTAGCATAAGTATAAGGATTAAAAATTTCATTTTGCAAAAATAAAAAAAAGAGGTGGATTTCTCCACCCCTGATTGATAACTAACTTGTATAATCTTTAAACAAGCATCTTTAAAATAAATCAGGTATTGAATCTGATTCATCTTCTTCATCTGAAGGAGTAAAGTCTAATGAAAAATCTGGTTCTTCTTTAGCTTTCTCTTCATTTGGTAGTCTTATTAAAATATCATCAAGTGATAATTTTTCAGTTTTTGGTTCTTCTGTAAGAACAGGTGTGTCTACTACCGGAGCTTCAAATGTATTTCCTGCAGGGTCTGTATATTGAATCACATCATCAATATTGTCTTCAGCAGCAAATTCACTTTCTACTTCTGGTTCTTCAATAACTTCAGCTGGTGGAGGACAAACAGCCATTTCTTCCTCTTCAATAACATCAAAGATGTTTATTTGATTAGGATCCGGAATCTCTTCAGAGGCTTCTGGAGTAACTGTTTCTTCTACTACATCTTCTACAGATTCAGCAACTACTACTGGAGCTGTGTAAACTTGTTTAGGAAACTTGTAGATGCTATCTATAAAATAGTGAAGTACTCTTTGGTCCTCCATCCAAGTTCTAGGATGTGACTGTTGTAAAGCAATTGTAACTGCATTATAGAAAGTCCATAAGCTATCAGGATTTGTAAAGTTTTTCATTGGTCTATCAATGAAGTTCTTTACAATACTAGCTTGCTCTGTAGTTAACACTCCATACTCAGCAAACAAAATACCTAAAAGCTGGGCCTTTTTTCTTTTATCCAGGGTCTTGTCAACCATTTCATTCTTATCGGACAACAGTTGAGCATAATACTGATGTGCATTTTGAATCTGCTCATCAATTGTATCTTTAGTCTCAGTATCTGCAGTACCCATATGCTTTCTAATCCAAACTCCCATGTCACCGGATACCATCACAGTGCTGCTAGTTTCAATGTAAGCACCAACAATACATTTAAATTTAATCTGTTTGTTGTAGCTATTAGTCCAAGCAAACATCATTGATAACTCAGGGTCATTATTATAAGATAACTTATGAATACCTTGAGCTATTTGACCATCTGCTGTACATCTATATTCTTCATGTAAAATAACAAACCCAGCAGTTGCTAAAGCTTGGTGAACATAATCAATCACAAATTGGTGACTGATTACTGTATAAGTTGATCCGTGTTGTGGTAGCGGCACATTAATTAAATGTGCTTTGCTACACTCGCTAATTCTTTTAGGCATGTCAAAATAATGTTAATTGATTTACTACTGGCTCAAGAGACTGAATCTCTTTATAAATTTTGTCTGAATAATATTTCAGATCAATACCATAATCATCAAATGGCTTTTCTACATGTTTTACATAAACTGTTTGCAACCAGCGTCCAGCTTCTATCTGGATCTCACGGTTGTCTCCTCTGTTTTGCTTGATTACTTTACTACCGGTCTTAGATTCTATCTGGATCTCACGGTTGTCTCCTCTGTTTTGCTTGATTACTTTACTACCGGTCTTAGAGATATAATACCTCAATGTATCTTGCAATTTATCTTTTGCATATGCACCATTGTCTACATAATGTTCTACAAATTCCCAATTCCCTTTAATTTTTACACCACCGCAATAATCAAATATGTTCTTCTCAGTAAGAAGATACTCTTCAGGTTTTATTCCATGTACAAAATACATAAATATAGCCTTTGGAATAATCAAGAAGCTTTTGTTTTTGTGTAATGCTAGATTAGCAAACTCAAACCGGCCTTTTGACTTAGTTGCTTTGAAGAAATATTCTCCATCAATTTCTTCATAAACATCATATGGAACTTTTTTCTTGAGTTCCTCATAGACTTCTTTGTCTACTTTCTTTTTCTCAGTAATAGCAATGTAATTGTTTACATCACCAAGCACTACTTTACTATATGTATCGTGCTCTAGCTGCAAATTAGTTATATCCTGCCATCTCTCGCATATTTCCATATACTTATCATAATACTTTCTAGGAATCATTGTCTCTAGACCATCTGTATTTTGCATTAATGGAATAACATCTGGAATTTCTTGACAAATCATCTCATACAGCATCATTAGACTCAGCTGACCATTTACAGTAATTCTCATAGTAAACTCAGGATCATACAAGAAACTATTCTCATCATTACTCAAACCATAAGTTGAGTTTAAGATGATCTTATATACATAGTTTTTTGGGTCCTTTTTGCTTATCTTCTTTCTCTCATCAAAGAACCATTCATACAGCTCACAGAATTCTGCTTTAGGAAGATGATATGGAGCCCATTTATTTCTAATAGCCAAGTTTGGATAGTAGCTGACAACATCTGAAGACATGATTACCATCTCATCATCTGATTCATATACTCCACTTGTCTTAGCACCATGGACACCACCCAGACCAAAATCTGTTTTCACACCCTTATACTGGACGGAATATTTAAAGCCTCCTTTAGTATGTGTGGGATTTAAAACAATCTCCTTAAACTTCTTTAGTAGATTTTGAAATGTTGCAGTCTCAAAACTTACATAAGGTAGAATTATATCTTCAAACTTAATCTGAGTTCTATAAGTTCTTAGTTGTTTAAGGTCCCATTTCTTGTATCCGGTTTTCTCACTCAAGAAATGCAGGAACAATTCTTTGGAAATTCTAGGCTCAGATGCACTAAATAAATCAATGTTATACTCCATAGTTAGATTTTTCCGGAGATCAATCTGACTCTTAGATAACATCAGAATAGCTTTAGTAGACTTGACATCATTAATACAGTAACTGATAACCATGTCAATTTCATCTGTAGTAATTTCCTTAGTATGATGGATAGGCATGTCAACTATATTGGTCCAATCCATTGTATACTGAATCCATTTTAATGAACTTCTCTTAGCTGGATTATCCCAGTGATTAAGTTTAAACAAATCAATCTGACTGATCTTGATGTCTTTGGGTTTAAACTCAGCAAACTCACCATTGTTTTGTCTAGAAATTACATCTTGTGCTTTGTAATAAAGAAATCTTGCTATCTTGTCTCCATTGCTTGCAAGTAACATCTGCTTATTTTTAAGAATATGCTGAGTTATTTGAGCATCAAAAGCTAAGCCATTAAAGCTTATATGCCATTCATTATAGGCAATATTGTGTTCTAAAAATGTTATTAAATCAAAGATATCATTTCTGGATTCATGACACACAAATATTTCTTTGTTATCAGATTTTACATCTTCAAAGACTGCTATGAAACAATTCTTTAATGTCTCATAGTCCATTACATAATTGGTCCTCATCTTCTTTGTGCTTTAGGATTTGATAACTGGTAAATTCTACTCTGTCCATAAATGCTTTGTAATCAAATGATTTAGCATTAACTGCAAAATGTTGAATTAAATCTTCAATTGCAATCTTGTCTTCAACATAGAATTCTTGGAAAACTTCAATTTTGTTTCTTTCTTCTTTGAAAGTTCTACCATTCATTCTTTGCTTACATGGAACTGGGTCACCAAGTTCATTCAATTTTGGTAACATGTGTAAGCTTTGTTTTTTAATTTTAGAAATAATTACAAACACTTTTGTAGCTGGATCAAAAATACACTCAACATACGGGCACTCATCCGCAATTGGAATTAATCTAAAAGTTTGTTGGACAATCATCATTGTGTTCTTCATAGGTATTTATTTTATTATTTAACAAATTTACTGCACTTTCTTCTATAGATTCTAAATTAGCTACTTCTAATTGTAACATTTCTTGTTCCAAATCAGGTTTACTACATAACTCACCTACAGATTTCAAGATCTCAACGTCAGCTTCTAACAAATTAGCATACACACTAAAATACTTATCAGGGTATAAATAGCTTTTTACATATTGAAAGTTACCACTTTGGGGATCAAAAAAGTTTAGAATTTTTTCCTTTAAATTCAGATTCATTTTACTATACTTACCATTTAAAAAATGGTCCCAATCAGCTACCAAATCAGAAAAATCAAATGTGAATACACTAGTGTTTGAGTCAGCTTTAACATACCCAAAAAGTCTTGCATGTTTTAATAGGACACCCTTAACAAAAGCTTCAAATGATTTAGAATTGTCATTTTCATATACACATACTAATTTCATATCCTCAGAGGTGATATCATTGTTTTCCCAAGCAACATAAGTTGATTTAGGAACATATGATGCACCTCTTTTAATTCCCAGGAGCGGATATACAAACACTTTAAAGCCATAATACCTACAATTTTACATTATTAACAACTAGTGAGTATGGTAGGTCATATCTTCTGTTGTCATAGTGCCACTTAATAGTTTTTACTATTTCATTAAAAGACTCCTTCCATTTCTCTAAGGTTTCTTGGCTAACTTGAAATGGATACACTTGATTATACTTATCAATAACAATAAATGTCACTTGAAATTTCCAATCAAATTTATCCTCTCTGTCAGCAAGATATCTGTTATTTGCAAGAATAGTATAAATAACGGCTTGCATCCAATATTTATAGTATTCTACAGTCTCTGGAAAATCTTGGATTGCTTTTGATGTTGTCTTGAGATCATTGATGAATATAGTCTTAGATTCAGAATCTACAACTACATGATCAAGAACTCCATGAAGACCAAAGCTTAATTTAGGGTTGTTATACTCTAAATGCAACTCACTTTCTACAACAAGATGATTATCTTCAGGTTTTCTATCTAATTGTAATAAAGCTCTAACATCTTTATTGCTTTTTAGAATTTCAATCTGAACTCTGCAGCCACTCAGAGTCTCTTGATCCACAACAGTTTTACCAATGCTGTTTTTCAAGAATTCAAAATAAGTCTTGTTTTCTTCTGTAAGAATCTTGTCAAGTCTTTGCTGATCTGTTTTGAGAGATTGGTAAAGATTAGCTGTGAGAAGTAATGTGAGAATATCTTGGGAGTAGTCTTCCAAAGATAATGAATTATTACCTATTGACAAGTGTATCTTAAATAAATCACTAATGATTTTCTTTTGGCTATCTGTAGGCATCTTACCTGGTAGCTCTAAGAACTGATCATCAAACTTTTCTTCTTCAAATAATAGACAATGCAGAACGCGCCCTGCAACAAGGTGCGCGTCTGTAGAGTCCTCTCTTTGATTAAGAACATAATGGTTGTAAAATACCACCGGGGAATATAATAACTTATTAATTCCACTATAACTGAAGTAAAACTTCTTCTTATAGAACTGTTCTAACTCTTCATTAGAACCAATCAATTTCTGTGTCTCCACTTTCTTCTTCTTTATTAGGTTCAACAATAACTTCTTCTTGAATAGTCTCAACAACATCTTGAGGTTCTTCCACCACTTCTTCTTCAACTGTTTCAGTAACTGGTTCTTCAACTACATTTACATCTGATAATTCAAAAGATGGTTCTTCTACACTTTCTATGTTTAAACTTTCAGTGTTTACAGCTTCAACAAGTTCTTCTTCTAAAACTTCTTTTTCTACAACAACTTCTTCTTCATCTTGAGCTACAGGTTGATAATCATCTTTAACAATATATGTATAGTTCTGATTTAGAATCTCATGCACATTATCTGCAACAGTAATAGTCTTAACTTTAAAAAATGTAGAATCACCATTTCTCATGATTTCTTCATGATAATGCTTCATTAAAATATTTAGTTTATCAGCTGTAAGTACATTAAATGTTCTCAAAGATTTAACTATATCATCAATATCTGTATTGAATCTATATTTATCTTTAGCAATTGTGTTACATAAACTTTTAAAGTTTACATGGTTTCTTGTGTGACTGTTATACATTTCATAACTATGTTCTTTAAACAGCATTTCAATAAAAAGTAAACTTTCAATAATATTTGAGTTAGCCATAATTTCCATTGCTAAGACATGATTATCATTGTCATTACTTTCAAACATGTTTTTTAACTGACCAAACATCTCATAATCAATTGTCACATTCTTAGCATTAACTGCATTTATCAGAGCATTAACATTATAAATTGTTAAGGTTTCTAACATTTCAACTTCTTCAAGAAACTCAGGATCAATCATATGATAAGTATCTGAATCATCATACTTTTCATGAATTTTAAGATTGCGCCTATTTTTGACATCTTTTAATCTATTCATGGTTGTATAGTTGTAGTAAATTTCTAAATTTTCTTCAACTGTTTTATGAGCTTCAATTATGTCTTTTAAATCTGCAATATCAGTTGGATCACAATCTAATTCACTTGTAAAATAAGCCATTAACTGTTCCATATTAGCTACAGGCATTTTGTAAATCCAATGATTACCTCTTGCATCAAAATACTCATTCTGTGTTTTATCAGAACCAAAAATATAATCTGCAGTTTTTAAATCTCTAACAGTCTTAGTACCATTTTCTTCATTAAACTGTTTTACTTTTACTCTAGGAATGTTAACACCTGGTAAAATATACATCTTATCACCTTTCTTTGGTTGAAAATCTATATCTTGAATATTAAACAATGGTTTTGCACTATTGACAAAGTGTTTAAGTTTAGTAGTTAAGTTACCACGGCCATCTATTTCTATATAAATACTTGCTTTCATTTTTTAAACATAAAAAGATAGGGATGTAATCCACCCCTATCATAGTTAATAATTAAGTTACTTGTGTTTACAGGGAACTGGTTAGTCCTGTTTATTTTACTGACATCTTTACTACATTAGCATTCATCATCAATGGAGCAAATTTAACTTTGTTACCATTGATTAATTCCTTGATAATATAATATCTCAAGTCATCAGTAAAAGAATCACACTCAGTAGTAAGTTTGATTAATCTTTGAACCATTGGTTGAGACACAGTATTCTTCTCAGCAAAGGTTAAACCATAGTTGACAACCCTTGTTGCAATTACACTAGATAAATCAGCTCGGAAATCTTCACCATCTCCTACAGCAGCTTTAAGTGTATTTAACACATACTGCTCATCTTTCTCAAAGATATCTTTTGGACCAATGATTTTATCTAGTTTGTTATTGATAAACATAGTAAACATAGAAGCAAAATCATTACCAACAGAACCTTCACCAATCATTTGGATAATTGGTAAGTTCTTAGAGAAATCTTGGATAGAACTGATAGAGTTAAAGAAAGTAGTAATCATCCTTGGATTAATTCTTTGAGAAACCAATTCTGGATTCATCAATAAGAAGTTAATACATCTACTGTCAATGTTAGCTTTCTCTGCCCACTTAGCCCAGATATTAACATCAAATTTTACTTCTGTAGAAATAAATCTGGTCTTTTGAGCAATATCTAATGAAGTTACATTATAATCACCATTATCTGGATTGGTAGTTAATAAGATATGCCAGTTCTTAGGTAATTTCCAAGAAGCATATGCTTGCTCATCAATCAAAGTCATGGTAGCTTGCATAAATCTATGGTCAGCTCTGGTATAGTCATCTAAGATTAAGAAACCACCTTCACCTCTACCTTGAATCCATTCAGGAGCAGCATGAGCCATTCTCTTATTGATCACTTTGTAACCTTTCTTCATTGCTGCATCAATCTGATGCTCATTAATCCAGGTAGTTTTACCCTCTGCATTTTGAATCTCAAATTCTTTAACCGGGAAACCTACTAAGTCACCCAATTCCTCAAACTCTGCTAAATTTAATCTGATAATATCCATGTTAAGCTCTGCAGCTAACTGTTTTACTGATGAAGTTTTACCCAAACCTGCATCACCCTCTATATTCACTGCTACGGGAACTTTGCCGTTAGCTTGAATATGTTGGTTATTAGTAACCATATACTTTACAAAATCTTTTAACTCATCTAAATTTAATTGCACTTGACTCATGACTTTTCTTTTTTAATTTTTTATAACTCTAACTTAATAACTTTGCCTGGTAATCTATCATTCATACTTGATCTCTCAGATAATACCCACAATATTTTGCCTTTTGGCTTTATACTAGTGTAACACTCACCATCAGTAAAATATATCAAACTTGTAAACTTTCTGATGTTTGCATCATAATACTCTAGGACGGGATCAAATTCAGTCCCACCTCTACCAACAACATTCAAATCATTCTTGCCTTTATAGGGCTCAATACTGTTGATTTTTGTATCACATTGGATAATAGTAATATCAACACCTGTTTTATAAATGTGATGAATCTCATTCATAAACTCTTTTAACTCTGAATCACTTACTGAACCTGAAGTATCAATAGCTAATAAGATGTGTTGACGCATTTTAATTTTTAGACCTGGAAAAGCCGGAAATCTTCTGTTTTCCTTTCTTTGAAGCTTCTTGGTATATACTTTTGTACTTGTACCAGTAAATCTTCTTACATAACCTCTCCAATCAAATTTTGGTTTTACAAATTCTTCTACTTTAATAAGAGCAGACATTTCTCCAGGAACATGACCTCTTTTCTTTTCAGTCTGTTCCTTAGCTTCAGTAAGAATTCTCTGAATCTGACGATCCATAAGTTTTTGTTCTGTCTCACCTATGCCTTCAAATTCATCCCATGTACTATGATTATCACCAGGACTATTACCTTGATCCATTTCATCAAGCAATTGATCCATAGCTTCTGAACCAGAAGTACCAGTTTGTTCTTTCTTCTCCTGAGCCTCTTTCAGCTTCTTATAGTAGTATTTAGTACCTGCCTTTGTATCAAGATTCAACTCATGATAATCATCAATCATTATACCTCTTGGAGGCAACTTAGACATAATCTCTTTTAATTCTTCTGGTGTAGCACCATTAGCTGTTGCTTGATCATACTCACTCATGACTTTTGCTTTAATTTTAGCAAATTCATCTGCAGTATGCTCACCACCAGGTAACCAAGCATCTTCTATATACTGGTTAATTTCCATGTCCATTGCAATATTGGCCATTCTTCTATCAGCAAAACTGTGATAAGCTGTTAAGTGTCCAAATGCAATGTGTAATAGTTCATGTTTTAACAAACCTAATCTATGTAGGTCAGTCAATTCACACCAGAAAGTTTCATTAATTGCTAACTGGTAGTTAATTCCATTCTTACTAACTCCTGCTGTAGGAATGTCATTTCTCCAATGCTTGTTAAGCTGGATTAGAAAATAGCCATAATACGGCTCTTTAAGCATAAGGTCCTTACTGGCCTTGCTTAGTAAATCTACTTTATTCATACTCTCTTTTTAATTTCTAAATCACCTATAACATCATAACCAAACTTAATCAGAGTGTTTTTCATTTCTGAAATGTATAGTTCTAAATACAACTCAACATGTGGTGAATTACCATACTTAAATTCATTTGGTAGCACGCTATTTAAAAGTGTTAGACTCATACTTTATTATGCATCCAGAATTTTTCACTCTTTCCAGCAAATGAAATAATAATAAAAGCCCATTCAATATTATCTTCCATGTCTATGCTTTCTAATACTGTTTTGGCCATTTCATGATTACTTTCATCACTAGATTTAATCATTGCAATCAGATTCTTACACTCTTCTTTGTTTAACTTAAAATCAGACATAATCATTTTGTTTTGTAAAACCTACCTAAGATGTTTCCATTGAGAAACTCTTCTTTTTCTAACACCTCATATACAAATTGGTGTTTTGTTTCCTGATAAGTAAGCTCCATACCTGAGTAACATATTCTGAGTATTTCTCTCTTAATGTTTATTCCCATTTTATGTGCTTCTTTTAGTATTTTATTAGAGCTATAGTAATTAAGAAAGTCTGGTCTAATAACCATACTGTACTTTTTAAGTCTCTTATCAGTAGTTACTGCAAGAGCCTTCTTTCCTAACGGTCTTTTTATATTTGCAAAGAAATTTTTCTTGCCTATATAAGAAACAGACTTACCATCTATTATAGCTGTCATAATGTAAATAAAGCCAATAGCTCCTTCTGGAATATCAGATTCTTTAAATACTTTTCCTTCATATATCCAAAAATCTATTGGTTTACTCATAATAGTGCTTTTATTGATTTGAATACTATGTTTCTTGTTTCTTGAATACCTCTTGCTTTTACAGTATCAGATATATCTTTCTCAAATGGTAAAACCACATACTCAAAACCATATCTTTTCTTGTAAGTTTTAGCTGCTTCAATGCCAGGCTCATCATTGTCAAAAATCAATATAATTTTAGCATACTTGTGAATATACTTTTTCATAATGTTTTCTGCAATCACTGTATTCTCACTATCTGGTGCAATTGTTTCTACATTACCAATACCAAGAGTTTTAAAAGACATAATATCTTTCAGAGATTTAGTTACTACTAAATACTTAGCTTCAAATGTAACTTGCTCAGAACCCTGGATGTAATCAGATACTTTAATAAACTTGCTCACCTTGTTTTTAGGTTGATAGATTTTATACAATGTACCATCATTCTTGAAATAACCATAGGTATAATTGTTTTCAAACCGGAGCTCTTTTACAGCACCTTCACTATCAGTCTTACTAAGTATGAAATACTTTAGTGGTTGAACATTATACTTATCTAATACTTTAGAACCTATCTTATAACTCATCCAAAAATTTTCATCAAAATTATTCCAGTGTCTGATTTCATAATCAGAAACTTCATATCTACTCTCAGGTTTATATTCTCTAGGAGTAATATCATTTTTTGATACATAATCAGCATAATCATCCATTATCTTTCTAACAGCAACACCTCTAGACTCAAGGTTTAGATACTGCATTACAAACTCAATGGCATCACCAGACTTACCAGATGAAAAATCTTTAAATGAATAATGACCCATTTTGTTTGGATAAAGACAAAAAGATGGAGTTTTCTCACTGGAAAATACAGACTTGATTTTAACATCTTGTCCTGTTAACTTTTCTGTTAAATTAAGATAGAACTCAAATATCCATTCTCTAGGAACTTGGTCTAAGTCATGTATAATTGCTTTTGTTGAAATCATACCAAAAATTTTAAGAATAAAAAAGGGAGCACTGAGACTCCCTTTCTCAAAAGTTGTTACTTTTAATCTAAGCTGAAGTCTGCAGCATTCT